ATGTTTCCAGGAAACCGCGAGCTAGTCGACGCTTTCGAGCGATGGATGCTCGGAACCGATCGACTCGACACGACGATCGGTCTTCGGATGCGGCATGTTCGAGATCTCGCGCACCGCGTGGAGCTGGATCGAGCCACCGAGCACGAGCTGCACGAGATCCTCGCGGATCGTCGGCGCCTCGCTGCGAACACTCGTAAGTCGATGCTCGCGTCGTGGCGGGTGTTCTTCGGCTGGGCAATGCGCCGCGGCATCCGGGCCGACGATCCGACGCTCGAGCTGGGATCGATCCGCGTCCCGGTTCGTGTCCCCAGGATCGCGCCCGACGCCGACGTGCAGCGTGCACTCGACAGCGCAAGCCCTCGCGACCGCGCGATGGTTCTGCTCGCCCGCTACGCCGGCTTGCGGCTATCGGAGATCACTCGACTGCACACCGACGCGCGCGAGGGCGACATGCTGCGCATCCTCGGCAAAGGCGACAAAGAGCGGATGGTCGGGGTGAACGAGCCGTTGATGTTCGCGCTTCACGCGCTCGAGCGTACCCAGGGCAACGGCTACTACTTCCCCGGACTCGCGGCCGAGCACCTCCACCCCATGAGCGTGAACAAGATCATCACTCGAGTCACCGGGTGGAACCCGCACAGCCTCCGCCACGCGTGCGCGACCGCCGCGTATAACGCGACCCGCGACCTACGGGCCGTGCAGGAAATGCTCGGTCACGCCTCACTGGCGACCACGCAACGCTACCTGCACCTCGATATCCAGTCGCGTCGCGCGATCGCCGCGGCCACGGTGATACCGTCACGCGCCGCGTAGTATGCGGGCATGAAGAGACGTGCGCTGACCGTCGCCCTTGTCGGGGTAGCCGCCCTGGCCCTCGCGGCTTGCGGCGGACCGTCGCTCGAGGAACGTCGCTCGACGTGGGAGACGTGCTACGAGGGGTTCGGGCAGGATTGGCTCAAGACCGACGATGCGAAGTCCCTCGCCGACGACGAGGACGCGTTCAAGGCTCGGTACCTCGAGCTGGCCGAGGACGCGTGCGGGGATTACCCGTCGTGACCTCGGCCAGCTCGCCTACTTCGGGACATTCCCGGCCGCGAGGAGGTTGCCGACGCCCAGCACCGCGGATACCAGCACGAGCCAGAGCCCGCCCTGCTCGATGGTGAGGATGCCGTATCCGATCAGGACGGCGGCGGTGGCAGCGGCGATGCCATAGAGCCACAGGCGCACGGCTCGGCTCGGAATCCAGCGGTCAGGAGCGGCGGCGGCTTTCGCCTCCGCGCGGGTGGTGGGGGTGCTGTCTGGCATGGTTTTTCCTTTCGGTTGGGGTCTGGGTTCAGAGGATGGGGCCGATGATGTTCCACGCGAGAGCGACCCCGGCGACGATCACGGCGGCGACCGACCACCAAGGCGCTTGACGTGCCCTGATCTCGGTGCGTAGCTCACCGATCTCGCGGCCGAGCTGCTGGTGTCTGGTGTCGCTTTGGAGGGATTGGGCTTGAAAGCGGCTGTCGACGTGGTTGTTGCGTTGCTCCCACTCGCCGCGCGAGACGAGGCCGGTCCGTACGTCGGCGAGGTCGGTTCGTAGGTGTTGCACGTCCTCGCGGAGATCGTCGATCCGGGAGACGACCACCGCGAGGGTGGCTTCTTCCGATGGTCCGGTCATGTGAGCGTTGCTCCTTGGGCGAAGATCGCGAGCAGCGTGACGGCGAACTGAGCGATGATGACGATGTAGAAGATGAGCGCGGCGACGATCGCCGTGAGCGTGAGTAAGCCCAGGACAATCGCCGCCGCGCGGAGGGTGCTCACGCGAGCTCGGCCCAGTTCTTTGTGTCGGCGCGGCTGAGCGCGGCACGCATGTTGGGGCCGGGGACGTCGTTGCCGACGTACCCGTAGCGGGCGCGGAGCCACCGGGCGATAGCCGCCCACATGACGGCTCCGAGCGTGTCGTTTCCGACGTACCCCCAGTTGAGTCGGAGGAACTGCGCGAAGCCCGCCATCGAGCCGGCGAGGAAGACCTGGTCGAGCGCGCCGCGGTAACCGTACAGGCGCGCGATCTTCTGCAGGCCGCCCGTGAAGGGGATGCCGAACGGGTTGGGGCCGTGGACGCCGGGTACCGCCCCGTCGCCAGCAGCGGGCGCCGGGGCGGGCGTGGGCGCGGGACCGGCCCAGGGGTCGCCGCTGTACTCGTAGTGCCACGGCTCAGCGAACCCGAAGCCGACAGGCTGGAACCCGAAGCGGGGCGCGTTGGCCTTGAGCCAGTTCGATCGCTTCGTGCCGGCGCGGGTGACGCCGGGGTCGCCGCCGCTGTCTCGGAGGTCGAGAGCAACGCCGCGGATGTGTGGTGCCTGCGGGTTGGGGTAGGCGGCTCGCGGGCCGCGGCCGGCTTGGTAGTCGGCCCACGCGCGTTGCTGGTTTGCGAGGGTGCGGATGCCGTCTGTGACGAGTAGGTCGCATCCGGTGGCGCGTTTGAATTCGTCGCGGAGTGGCCCGAAGGCGTTGGCGACGGCGATCGCGACAGGCTTGCCGTCGATCTGAACTGTGGTTCCCATGTCGTGACTTTCTTTCAGGCGAGCTGTGCGAGCAGCGCGGCGTGGAGGATGGGGTACTCGGGGCTGGTGATGGCTCGATCGATGAAAACCGCGTCGGTGAATTCGAGGGCCAGAGTCGAGTACCCGCGGATCTCGAACGGGCCCGCGGCGGGGTTGGGGTAGCCGAACGGGCCGGTGGTTTCGACTCCGTCGAGCACTGCGGTGCTGGTCTGGTCGGCGCGGAGCACTCCGATGAGGGTGTGCCATCCGACGTGCACGGCCCCGGTCGAGTTCGTGCGAGCCCCGCCCGCGTAGGGTGCGAGGCGTCCGTTCGCGATCGAGAGCGCGCTGCCGCCCTGGTACATGAACTGCGCGGCCCCGGCGCTGAGGTACTTCCCGACGTAGGCGAGCATCGCGAAGGTGCGGTCTTTCGACGCTGCGCCACCGCGGAGCGCGATCGAGAGGCGGCCCACGTCGACGTTCTGCGACAGGTCGATGGTGCGGACGCCGTCACGTTCGCCGATCTTGCCGGTGCCTTCGACGAGGGTTGCCAGGTTGCCGCTCCCGGCTCCGTCGCCGACTGTGGTCAGGTCGGCGCCGACCGCGCCCTGTGCGTTCGCGGCGTGAAGGCGGACAAGGACTCCGTCGATACCCAGGGAGGGTAGGAGCACGGTTCCGGGGCGCGGGTTGGTGAGGGTGCCGGGTGTACGGATTACGAGGGTCATGCGAGTCCCCTTATCTGGAGTTCGTCGTGCAGGATGTGGGCGACCGCGGCGCGGCCAGCGGGGTTGAAGTGGAGGTTGTCGCGCATGAGCGAGGGCGGAACGCGGTCCTGGCCGATCGCCGTCTCATCGGCTGCGGTCGGCGCGATCCCGGCGAGAGCGAGTCCCTCGCGGATCATCCGCCCGCGAAGGTCGACGTACTCGAACGGGTACTTGGCCTGATTCCGGGCGTTCTCTTCGGTGACCTCGATGTAGCCGGCGGAGCCCGCCGGTTCGTCGGTCGCGTTGCAGACAGACACGACGAGGAAGGGGGAGCCTGTGGGCAGTCGTCGGATTGCGGCGTCGAGGCCCTTGCTGACGGTGCTCTTGGGGTTGTTGTTTCGTCCGCCCCAGATGACGTGCACCCGCCGCTCGACGAGGCTCACGGGGTCCGGGACGAATGCGACCGGCGAGGCGACCTGGACAGCCACGCCGGGGGTCACGCGGCGCAGCTCCCAGGAGTTCGTGGCGGGGGTGTAGGCGAGATCGAACGGGATACCCCGGACTGTGCCCCGGTAGACGCGCACCGCCTGACCGGCGCTTGACCACGGCCCGCTGTTGGCGATCGTGACGGGTGCCGGGTCGGTGGCGGGGAGTTGCCCGCCGGGGAGCGTGAGCAGCTGCACCACACCGAGGCGGATCGCGATCTCGTCCATGGAGGTACCGGAGAGGCCACGGTTCACGACCGTGAGGCCCGTCTGCGCCGTCATGACATCGGGCCAGGAGGTGCCGTTGGTCGACCCGTCCTGCGTCATCGAGTCGCCGTGCGCGACGTAGACGACCGGGCCGTCGAGCGCCGTGAGCGCGTCACGGATGAACACGGCAGCCTCGCGGGTCGGCCCGCCGTCGGCGGCGCTTGCTTGCAGCCATGTCCGATACCCGGCCGCGTCGTGGATGACCACGAGCAGCCCGTCGAGCGCCCGCGTTTCCGGCAGCGCCACGTGCGCCCGGAGCAGATCGAGCGCGTGCGGAGACGGCCCGCCGTCGGCGTTGTTCGCCTCGAGCCACGTCCGGTTGCCGCTCTCGTCGAGGATCGCGACTTGAAGATCGGTGACGTCCATGCCCTGCCCTTCCACGAGGTCGCGCCCCGCGATGTCTGCTGTGACGGCTTCGGCCACGCCCTCGAGGACCACAGGATCGGAGGCGAGCGCGCGGCTAGTGGCCTCGGGAATCTGCTTGGAGGCGCGGTTGAGCATCCCTGAGAACGATCCGTATTCGGGGTCGGTGGTGGGGTTGTCGCCCTCCTCGTACACCCACGCTTTGGTGGTCGGGTCGATGTAGCCCATTAGCTGACCTTCCTGAGTCGAATGCTCATCTCGTCGTCGGGGTGGTTCCACTCGACGGCGACGACATCGCCGACGCGATCGCGTCGGGGGTTGTGGTAAGTGCCGCGGTCGCCGGGGGTCCACGCGTAGTCGCTGACCGCGAGGATCTCGAGCGCGCGGCCGCGGTCGCCGGCGCGGTCGAGCATCGCCGCGGCACGGCCGACAGGTCGCCCGTCGAGCGTCTCCACGTGGGCACGCACGGGGGCGCCGGGGGTTGTGGCGACGTCGTACGCGATCGTGCCGTCGGCGGCGCGGTAGGTGAGGATGACGGCGTTGAATCCTTCGTCGCGCGATCGACGTTCCACGGCGTTGACGACGGAGCGTTCGGCGCCGTGTGACCACAGGTGCCGCATCGGTTTCGCCCCGCCGGTGCCGTTGCCGGCGGGGCGCTCGTAACCGATCCACCACTGGCCCGCCTCGTCGCACCACAGCTCGACTTGCAGCGACCCCGCCGGGGTCCGCCACAGTTGGGTGAGGTACTCCCACGCGGTCTGCCCGGTGTCCCACACGGCCTGCTCGGGGTCGCCCACGCCGGCGGTACCGAAGTCGCCCGGCGTCGCGATCGGCGGGAAGTTGTTGCGCGCGAGCACCCAGTTTGTGATCGCGCGCTTGTTGCCGCCCGGCGGGGTGAATGGCGCGCCAGGGTTCGCGTCCTCGAGCAGCCGGGACTCGCCGCCTCCCAGCTCGAATGACACTTCGCCGGCGGCCCAGTCGATCGGCGCGGCGCGGACGATGACGCGGAAGTCTCGAGACTGTGAGCGGATCGCGTGGCCCGGTGTCTCATAGTCGTGGTAGAGCGAGGCGGTCGCGGTGGCGAGCGTGTCGTACTCCGCGGTCAGGTCGCTCAGCGTCGACTCTCGGTAGCGGCGGGTGAGGTCGCTGAGAAGGTCGGTGCGGCCGAGCAGCCGGCGCACGTGGATCGTCGCCCAGATATACGAGTCGATCAGGGGGTCGATATCTGCGACTGCTCCGTCACCGATCGGGCACGTGAGCGAGGCTTGCACGAAGGGCACCCACTCGCGGTCAAGGGTGATCTTCTGACGGCTCACGGGCAGCTCGATCGGTGGAACAGTGTCGATCGTGACGCGGCTCTGGTGCTCTGCGAGGACGCTCACGGGATCACCTGCACGGGGACGGTGACCGTCCACAGCTCGAGCGATTCCTCGTCGATCTGGATCTCGGGGCTGTCTGTGGCGATGTAGTCGAAGTTCAGCAACGCGCTGTCGTCGTCGACCACGGTGAACACTGCCGGCAGCATGTGCGCGGTGAAGCAGTCGAGCGCTGCGGTTTCCGAATCGAACAGCAGCCGCAGCGTGCCCGTGGCCGGCTCCGCACGGCGGAGGGTGTGCACGGGGTCACCGTCGAGGATCGTGTGCGTGACGTTGCGTGTGCGGGCGCGGAGCATCCCGCTGGCCGCGAGCGGCATCGTGGGGACCATCGCCGGCCCGCCGGGGTAGGTGATCGTGGTGGTCATTCGAACGGCACCCCGTTACGCGTCAGGCGCCCCACGATCGCGGGGACCACGATCGGAGCTTTCATGGGTGGCCGCCAGTTGCGCACGGCACTGTCGTCGACCCCGATCCGCACGAGGAGATCAGAGGGCTTCCACGCTTTGGTGCCGGCGTCCGCGGCCGAGACGAAACCCGCCGCGGCGGCGCGGCCGGCGGCTTGTCCCTGCGGGCCGGCGATCGCCTCGAGCCGGGCCTTCGTGTCCCCGTCCGCGGCTTGGTAGGCGTCGACATATGCGTCCGCAGCGGCGACGCCGCCGGTCGCCCACTGGCGCTCCGCTTCCTCGCGGATCGACGCCGGCAGCGTGAGGAGATCGGCCTTCACTTCGTCGGCGCGCGCTATCTGCGCTTCCCAGTCGGCGATGTACGCGCCCACGTCGAACGTGGTAGCGCCGTCCTCGCCCTCCTTGAAGTAGTTCGACGCGGCGACACCGGCGTCGTTCCACGCCTGCGTCAGATCCTCGACGCGCTTCGTTTTGAGGAAGTCGGCCGAGTTGACGAGGTCGCTCGCCATTTCTTGCGACTTGATCGTGGCTTCGAGCTCGGTCTTGTAGCCGGTGAGGGACTGATACTGCTCGTCCCACACGGGCGTCCAGTCGCTCAGTCGGTCGAGCTCGTCGTTCACCCGCGCGAGGTTCTCCCGCGTGCTGTCCAGATCGTCGCCGGAGAGAGCGCGAATCAGCTCGTCGACCGGGCGGCCGGTCTTCTCAGCGACGCCGCGAATGTCGTCCATCACGGATCCGAAATCGGCCCACTGGTCGACCATGCTTTGCAGCTGACCGTTCGGTTTCGACTCTCGGCTGAGCACCGCGAACAGCTCGTCGATCCGATCCTGCATCGGGATCGTGCCGCCGTTCTCGTACAGCGTGGACGCCAGCTCGCCGGCGGCCTCGCGGGCCGCCGTGAGCTTCTCCTGAGCTGCGGCGGCGCTGCTGAGGGCCGTTCCCAGGACCGCGGCGAGAGCGACGCCGGCGGCAGCACCGAGGGGGCCGAACCCGCCGAGCGCGTTCGCGAGGGTCTCCTGCGCGAAATCGGCTACGTCCTCGAACCCGCCGCCGAACGATGCCGCGGCCTCTCTTCCCGAGCTGGATGCCTCGTCTTTGAAATCGGAGAAACCGGCCTTGCTGTCATCTCCGATCTGACGGGCAGCCTTGCCGGCCTTCTGCACTTCGTCGCGGAGATCGCGGATCTCGGACTTGGCTTCCTTCGTCTCGCGCTGCGCGTCGCGCATGCCCTTCTCGAGATCGTCGCCGGCGCCCTTACCGTCGCGGCCGAGCAGCTCGAGGGCCTCGCTCGCATCCTCGAGCGGGTCGATGAGACCCTTGGTGATTGCGGACATCGCGGATCGCGTGTCGGCGGCGATCGAGATATCAATGCCTTTGGTCATGACTTCCTCCCCTCGAGGGCTTCGTGAATTCCGCGGATGAATGTTTGAACGAACATGGAGAGCACCCGCGGGATGACGGATGCTGCGGCCGGGTAGACGACGTGGCCGCGGCGGTTCGGTGCCTTGAGCTGCGCAGTGGTGTTGCGGGTGGAGCTGTATCGGGTGCCGCCGCGGTGGCTGCTCACGTTGCGTTCACGGGGCCTGGCGCCGAACTCGACGCCGCCGAACTCCTCTGAGGGCCACAGCCCGCCTGAGAGGCTGCGGCCGACCGTGGCGGAGGTCAGCCGCACGTTCTGGTCAGAGACTTTCGTGCGGCCCGTGTCGACGAGCGCGCGCTGCTCGAGGCGAGTGTTCGCGGCGGCGGCTAGGGCCTCTTTCCATGCGGCGGTGACCATCGGGCGGAGGTTCGCGCGGAGCGCCTTCTTGGTGTCCCGGTCGAGGTTCCGGAGGCCGCGTAGCACCGCGAGCAGCTCACGGCTGCTGTAGGCGCTGACCTGGAGCATCCGGAACCCCGCGCCGAGATCAGGCGCCGCCGGCGGCGACCGGCGTCCGGGTGGGCTTCTCGAGCACCGGGAGCGTGACCGTGGCCTGGCCGAACTGGTCAACATCGCCGCCGATGTCGCCCGACTGTGCGATCAGGTTCCCGGAGAACGCGGTGCCGTCCTCGAGCGGCTCGACGCTGTACGGGAAACGCTCGCCCTCGTGATCGAACAGGAACGTCGACAGCGAGGTCGCCGCCTCGTGATCCTGCCCGAAGTTCACCGTGAGCACCCACGTGCCGTCGCCCGAGCGGCTCACGCTCGAGCCCTTCTTGAGTCCCTTGAACGTGGATGTCGCGTAGGTCGGGAGGAGCCGGAATCCGGAGACTTCGGCGGCGTAGTCCGTCTCGCCGATCGTCAGCTTGGATTCGGTCATGAACGTCGGATCGAAAGGCATGGCTATGCCCCTTTCTTGATAGCGGTGAGTGCTTCGAGCTGGATGTCGTAACACATGTACTTCGACTGGAATGCGGCTTTGTCGGCGCCGCGGAACGCGACCCAGCGGATCGCCTGAATCGGTGCGAGCAGCTCGTCGAGCAGCTCGTCGAGATCCGGGTCGGCCTGCTCGGGGTCGGTGTGCTCGGAGACGACGGTGAGAACGAACGTGGGGACGAGCACGCCCTGCGCGACCGTGGAGCGGGTAAGGCCGGCGAGCTTGAGCATGAGCGTCGGCTTCGCGAGCCGATCGACCTTGCGCTGCACGGGCACCCAGTGGAACCGGCCCGGCTCGAATCCCTCGAGCAGCTCGTTCTCGAGCCGCGCGCGCAACGCCGCATAGCCGGACACTAGGGCTCCTCCACGACGACCACGACGACGGGCACCGGGATCTCCTTGTCGTGTCCGGTGGCGGGCACGCCGCCGCGCTGGGGGCGCATCATGCGACGCGCCTCGCGGGCGAGCCACGGCGGGCTGTAGTCGAATCCTTCAGCGCCGATTGAGCCGGCCTCGTCGGCGAGAGCGTCGTTCCACATGCCACGCACGAGCGTGAGCTGCGCAAGCCGGATCGACGAGTCACTCGGGCGCTGCGGGTCGTCCTCCTCGGGCAGCCACGCCTCGCACGCATCCTGCGCGGCCTCGAGCATTTCCTCGAGCATCTCGTCGTCGACGCTCTCGGCGTCGGTCCACCGCTTGACTACCTCATCGGCGTCGAGCCACTGAAGGGCCATGAGAACGCTCCTCGCGTTGTGTGGGTGGGTGGTGGGCGATACGGCCCGCGCTGGATGCCGGCAGCGCGGGCCGTACCGGGTCAGGGCGCGTCGGGGGTTCCGATGTGCACGAGCGCTTCGGGGCGGCGCACGAACTTCTGGAGGTAGCCGTGCACCGCCTCGTCGACACCGCCCTTGGCGATCTCGAGCGCGTTGACGTGCAGCGGGCCGCCGGGCAGCTCGTCGAACTCGATCGCGTAGTCGGCGCCGACGACGACGCTCGAGGACTCCTCGACGCCGGTGTCGCCCTGCACGACGTTCACGCGGCCGTTGCGGCCCTCGACCGTCGCCGTGCCGTCGAGTCCGACGGTGATGTTGACGAACTCGGGAACGAGATCCTTGGGCGTGTAGATCAGCTCCTCGAACGCCAGCACGTTCGCGATCGCGTACGTCGGGGTGTCGCGGCGACCGTCGGCCTTGCGGCGCTTCACTGCGAGGATGCCCTGAATGAGCTGCCCCATCGCGCCGGCGTAGTCGTGGCCGTCGACGCCGGGGTAGACCGACGGAGCGATCGGGGCGCCGGCCGTGCTGACGATCAGGGCGCGGGCCTTCTCGTCGGACCACTGGAGATAGTCCGTCTCGAGTTCGGCGAGGAATGCCTCCACGACTTCGGATCCGCCGGGGAGGTCGAAGAACTCACGGCCGATGTCCGCGCCGCGGGCGTACCGCTCGAGGGTCGATTCGGCGGTGACCGTGTGCCCCACGCCGGAGTTGATATCGGTCTTGTTGCCGGCCCACGTGCCGTCGGTCCACGTCGGGTTTCCGGCGGTGCCGCGGCGGAACTTGAAGCCCTTCTTGCCGCCGGCGCTGATGTCGGTGCCGAGCTTGCAGAGGGTGATGTACTCGCGAACGTACGTCTCGCCGAGATCGATCCGGCCGAGCCAGCTCTGCTGGATAACGCCGGCGGCCGGCAGTGCGCCGGCGCCGCTGATCTTGATGTCGCTCAGCGCAGCGAGCACGTCACGGGACGCTTGGTCGAAGGGGTTCTTCCGCAGCGACGAGATCGCGGCGAGCACCTCCTGCTTGTTGACTCGGGGGGCGGTGTGCGCGGGTCCGTCGCCGGGGAGACTGACGGTGGCCTGCACTTCGGTGGTGTTCTGATCGTCCAAGTCGGGCTCCTGTTCTTCTGGGGTTTCGCCGCCGATTTTTTCGACGGTGGTCGTGCTGGTGTTCTCCTCGACGCGGCGCCACTTGTCGCCCTTTTCGTCGGTGAACTCGGTGACGTACTGGCTCGAGCTGCTGGCTTCGGGCGCCGTGTACGGGTCGGGGGTGTCGGCGGCGAGAACCATCGCGGATGCGAAAGCCCCCCGCTCGACGAGGGCGCCGGCGGCGAGCGGCCCACCAGTGGCCTTGCCGGCTTTGATGCCGGTGCGGAACTCGCCCGACAGTCGCCGACGCTTCCCGTTTGGGTCGCGGGCGTCGGCGAGGGCAGCGTCGCCGGCCGGCGTCTTCGGAATCGTGAAGGTCGCCATGATCCCGCGGGGTTCCTCCCACACGCGGGTGGCGCGGCCGACCGGGCTGTAGCGGTCGTGGTCGAGGTTGAGCGACATCAGCGACGGGTCTGCGGGCAGCTCGAGCACGCCGGCGGTGACCTCGAACATGCCGACGTTGGTGCGGCCGATCTCGTTGTACGGGACGAGCAGCCCCGTGATGGTGCGGTCGTCGAGGTTCGCGAGTACCTCGCCGCCCTCGATCTCGATCAGGTTGTCCATCAGTCCTCCGTGGGTGTGCCGGTCTGCGCCGGGGTGTGGTTGGCGAAGTCGAAGCGCACGCGGGTGCCGCGCGGCACCATGTCGTCGGTCGATAGGGCGTGCTCGAGGGGCGCGGTCCAGAACGAGAGCCGGTCCTGCAGCTCGGTGCTCTCCGTCTCCTGTGTCTCGTACGTGAGCGACGACTGCGGCTTGGCTCCGTCGAGCGCGGATGCGTTGAGGTTGAGATAATTGGCGATGTCGATGCGCACGGCGTTGCGCGCTTCGCCGAGAACGTTCGGAGCCTCGCCGGCCTCGAGGCGAACCTTGACCTTGGCTGGCGCAAAGAACACGGCGCCGTCGGGGCTGCTCAGTGCGGCGGCCACTGCCTCGACGTACTTCGTCGCCTCGCGCTTCGTGAAGTCGCCGTCGTTGACTTCCTCGAGTATCACGGTCGGCGTCGGGTTCCGGACACGAGAGGCCCACGCCCGCTCGATCGACTTCGCCGCGCGGATCGTCTCAGAGGCGACGGTGAGCAATCCGTCGAACGGTCCGCGGAGCAGCTTGTACCCGCCGGCCGGAACGGGCTTCTCGTCGACGAGCAGCACGCCGTCTTTGTCGATGTTCCACCGGTCATACGGCACGTGGCGGGCGTCCTGCACCGGGCCGCGCGTGCCGTCCGGGGTTGCGCCGCGAGCAAGCAGCCAGAGCGACCACGGGTAGAAGATCCAGTCGTCGAACGTGTGCGCCATGCGCTCCCACGGCGTCTCGGCGGTGTCGGTGCGGTAGAGCCACGACTGCTGAGTCGAAACGTCGGCGTCGCCTCGGAGTGCGCGCAGCGGGCGGTCTGCGAGCTGGATGATCCGGTGGCGAGCTGCGGCCACCGCCGGCACGCTCATCGCTTCCTTGCGAGTGACTGGGATCGTGTTGACGCCGAGGATGTCGGCCCACACGAACTGCTCGAGCTGTCCGTCTGACCACGGGCTGACGATGCCGCTGACGGTCGAACCGGACGGGGATACATTCGTCCGCGTCACTCGGTCGAGGAGGGCCAGCTTTGTCGACAACTTCACGGGGATAACACTCCGCGGAAGGTGTTACATATCCCCGCCGCGCGGCGTGTCGGGCTACGGTTCGGTCGGCCGGTGGGTCGCGCGCTGCTCGTGCCATGCGCAGCCCGGCGACGGCTCGTGGACCCCCACTCCGCACCGGCATACGTCGGCGACGCCGCTGACCAAGATGATGTCGTCCAGCATCAGCGCACCGTTCGCCACATCCGCAGCAAGCTCGCGAATCAAGCTCACGTCTTCGGCTTTGAGCGCGCCGGCCATCTTGCCGACGTGCCAGGAGATCTCGCTCCACGCCTGCCGGAGCGTCATCGAGCGCCACCCGGCATGGTCGCCCTTCCGGCGGTTCGCCCACAGCTCCGCGCGCATGCGTTCGGCGAAGGCATCGACCTCGGGGTAGAGCGCGCGCAGCTCCTCGTCGGTCGGCATCGTCACGCCCCCTCGAGGGTCGCGAGGGACGAGCGGCGCGAGTTGGCGACGCGTCGGGCCGTGGAGGCGGTGCGGGGGTCGACATCGTGCACGTTCTCGACGTGGCGCTCGCCCTGTCCGTAGGCCTCGTCTAGCGACCAGGCGAACGCGTGCCAGTAGCTGCACTGGCTGCAAAACGAGTGAACGTAGCGCACCTCGTCACCGTTGCGCGTTACTTCGCGCGTGATCTTGGCGGTCATGCGGTCACGATCCCCATGTCGTCCGAACCCTTCTTTGCGTCGTGGTGCTGGTCCCAGTTGCGCAGCGCGCGCACGGCTGCGTCGAGACAGGTGATGTCGTCGCTGCGCTCCATCGGCGTGAACAGCCAGACGTTCTGGTCGTTGCCGACGTACCGCTTCGCCGCGTGCTCGACGGCGGAGTCGAGGCCCACCTGCCCGTGGAAGTGCACGAGGCTGCCGCGCTCGAGGTCGCGGAGAAACTGGATGCTGCCGGCTGCTGTCTCGCGGTAGGTCTGCATCTGGAGGCGCGGCTTCGGGCGCAGGCGCGCCGTCTCGAGTGCGGTCGCTTTCCCTTCGCCGATGTCGTCGTACGCGATCGACGAGCCGGGGTAGGTGCGGCTCAGCTCCTGCAACCGCTTCGGCAGCCAGAGCGTGCCGGGGCGGTGGTCGACGATCTCGACGACGGCGCGCTTCTTGGAGTCGCGCCACGCGGCGAGGACCGCGGCGACGGAACCGCCGGGCTTGATCGCGATGCCGAACGCGACGCGACGCGGCCGGCGGGGGAGCTGCGTCTTCTCGGTGTTGGTCCACCACTCGAGCGGGATCGCGCGCTCTCCGAACGTCTCAGGCCAAAGCGACAGGTACTCACGCGCCCACTCGGGGCGCGGGATACTGCGCCACCGCTTCCGCATGAGCGGCTCGGTCGTCAGGGTGCCCACGCCGGGGTGCACGCCCTTGAGCAGCTCGATCGCGGTGTCTTCGTTCTCGACGAGTCCCCACGGGGTGTCGTCCGCAACTGCGAAGTCGACGCCGCCCATTTCGGGATCGCCGGCGCGGAGCCGCTCGAGGAACATCCACAGCGGGCCGGCGCGCACTTCGCCGGCCGTGCCGGAGACGACCGTCATCCCCTCGGGCCGGGTGTCCTGGAGCGGCAAGATGCCGGCGAGCAGCGCGGCACCCTCCGCGGGTTCGACCTCCTGCGACTCGTCGATCCACGACACGTCCGCCGCCTTGCCGCGGAACGCTTTCGCGTCGGGGCGCACCACGTAGAACGCGGACCCGTTGTCGAAGTAGACGCCGGCCTTCGTGACCGATCGGTAGATGATGAACCCGCGGCCCGACTGCTCCGGCTCCTCGAACGGAACCACGTCGGCGCCGAACAGCGACTCGGCGCGCTGCTGCGCTTTCGGCTTGCGCTTGACGTTGCGCAGCCACGGCGGCACGCCGTCATCCTCGGAGGGGTTGATCCGGTCGAGGCCGTCACGCGCCCACTCGTCGAGATTCGCGACGCCCGACATGCCGTCCTGCGCTGAGTACGTGACCTTGTACCGCTTCCGCGACACGCAACGGCCGAGCGCCCAGCAGAGGATCGTGGTCGTCTTGCTCGCGCGGCGGGGCACCTCGATCGCGTTCACCTGGAGGCCGGCGTTCAGCGCGTCGGCCATGAGGAGCTGCTGCGGCTGCAACGGCTCGAATGACGGCTCGAGGGCGCGCAGCGCGGCGACGGCCTCGAGGTCGTCGAGATCGACGAGCGCGAATCCCATGAGCGCAGCACCCGCGAGGAACTCTCGACGCAATTCCTCCGTATCGTCGAGAGGGCCGCACCACCGCGGCGCGATCCCGCTCGACCTGACTTTTTCCCAGGTCGTGTGAGAAAATCCGGCGCTGCCTACAGGCGGAGGTTCGACCGCATTCTCAAAAGATTGGGCCTCGATCGCGCTGTTTACCATGGCCGGATGCCCTTCTTCGCGTTGCGGTGTCGGTTGGTCACGGCTGCGCCCATGCGTCCGCCCGATCGGAGGTTGCAGCCGGCGTGCGCCGCGCCGGTGTTCGCGCGCGTCGTGCGCCCACCCTTCGATGCGGCTGTCATATGAGCTACGTGCCAGCGCTGCTCCTTGTGCACGGGACGCCCGCACTCGACGCACGGCAGCGGGAGGCGTGACTCGATCTCGGGGCGCAGCTTGTGCGTGGCCGATGTGTGCTTGCTGTTGCGGTGGTGCTGGCTCATCGGGAGCTCCACTCGTGCATGAGTCGCTGCACCCACAGGTACTCCGCGATGACGAAGTGCAGGGCCACATCGATCCACTTCTCGTCGCGGTCGACGAGTGCGACGAGCGCTCGCGCTACTCGCACCGAGGCGTGCAGCTCATCGCGGGATGACTGCTCGATGATGATCTCGAGTGCGTCGTCTATGAGCAGCTCGAGGTTCAGTAGCTCCTCGACGGCTGACACCTGAGCGTGCGTTGGGCGGCTCACGCTGCGACCTCCTCGGGCGATGCGAACAGCAGCGCTTCTGCGATGTCGTCGGCGGCGGCGAACAGCGCGGGGTTTGCGATGCGCAGTTCCAGTTCGGTGGGGGTGGTACGGGTCACGAGGCACGCTCCGAGATAGCACAGCCCATTTCGCAGTGACGGTCATCGACGAGAACGTGACCGCAGTCGCCTCGCGCGCGATCACCAGACTTTGTCTCTGGAAGATGAGTTGTTAGTTGAGTGGATGGTTTGGGCCGCATCAGTGCGGCGGGGGTGGGCCGCATCAGTGCGGCGGGGCCGCGTGGGTGCGGCGGGGTACCGGGCCGCGTGGGTGCGGCGGGGTATGCAACGGGGTCGATGTCGAGCTGCGGGGCCGTCTCGCGGCTTGTTCGGTGAGACGATGAGCGGTCACAATCGGCGGGACAACGCAGACGAATCGAGTAGCGGTTGGGGCGCTCGTGCTCGGCGTGACGATGGTCACCGCCCGCCTGCACATAGCGAGTCACTTCGTTGAGCGCTTCTAGCTGTGTGAGGCTGCGCTGCACCTGAGTGCGCGAGCAGTTCGCATACTTGGCAAGGGTGTTCACGGACGGCCAAGCCCCGCCGTCGCCGTCGTGATTGGCGATCCCCAGGAGGATGAGCTTGGCCGTGCCCTTCGCGCGCGAGTGGTGCAGAACGATAGCCATCGATTCGACGCTCATGACGCCGCCCACAGACGCTCGAAGCTGGCGTACGTGACGCGCGGCACGATCTCCCAATGCTCGATCAGTTCTGGAGAGGCATATGCTCGCGCTCGACGCTCGGGGCCCATGAACAACGTGATGGGGTCGACGCCGGCTGCGCGACCTCGAGCGTTCAGTAGGCAGTCGTTCGTCGCTGCGGCGGCGCGCTCATAAGCGGCCGCGAGGTGCAGCTCGTACTCTGCGCGGCACTCGCGCCAGTTGGCGAACGCCTCGGTAATGAGCGCGCTCACGATTCGCAATCTCCTCCGAGGATGGCCTCGACCTGCGATGCTGGGAATCGACGCTGATTGCCCGGTGTGCGGATAGCCGTTAGCTTTCCGCCGCGCTCCCAATTTCGGACGGTGGGAACCGTGACCCCGAAGGCCGCGGCAACTTCGCCGATCGGGAGGTAAGTATCCGTACTCTCCATAGAGACGAAGAGTACGGATACTTACCAAGACCTGTCAAGCGGGACTCTAGGTATTGATAGACGTTGACAGGTATCCATACGTCCGGATATCGTGAGGTCTCATGTCGACGAACGTGATCCCGTTTCCCGCGCGCATTCCGCAATGGACATTCGGAGAGCGCATCCGCAAGGTGCGCCGCGACCTCGGTTACACCCAGGCCGACATGGCGCGAGCGCTCGAGATCGGCAATCCCGCCTATGCGGCGTGGGAGAGCGGGCGCAACCAGCCCGCCGATCTGCCGACAGTGGCCGTGAAGCTCGAGCGCGTCTCGGGGGTTCCGCGTACGTGGTTTCTCGGGTGGGCAGACGAAAGCCCCCACCCGGACGGACCAGATGGGGGCTCAACGCTCCCCGGCTTGGACTCGAACCAAGAACCTATCGATTAA